TCATGGCTTCACATCTTTCACAATACTGATATGTTGATCCAGTATATGGGCATGTTCCTGCTTGTACGAGGGTATGCCCTTTTACTTTACATATTATTTTATTTATCATTATAGTTTATTATATAATATAAACTAAACGCTGTCAATAGATTATTTGTTATTAAAATTAATTAAAGATTCTTCCAGTGCATGGTACGGCTCTCCCAGAGCGGAGGTTATTCCTGTTCCAGTGTGCATAAATAAGAATATATATGTTTTATTTCCAGACAAAACTTCATTTACTGAATGGGAAGTTAAGCATGGAAGGAACACTACACTGCCAGCTGAAGGCTTTATTGAGTAGCCTAGGTCATCAAAAACAATTTCTCCACCCTCATAATCTTCATTAAGATATATTAAAGATGTCCAGTCCATAGTATTTTTTGGGTTTAATATATTTCTATCTATGTGAGGCCCCATTGCTCCACCAACTCTATACTTTCTAATACAATAGTTTCTAGTTATGTGGTGTGGCAAATCATTATTTGTTTTTTCTGCCCAAATTTTTAAAGCGCTAATGTAATCTTCTTCTATCATCTTGATAGCTGGCAACGACAATTGATGTTCTACGCTATTGTTTGCATAATCAGATATATCTTTACGTGGCCACACAGAGTTGTTGTCGTTATAAGATAGATCCCAATCTAAAAGTTTTGCAACGCCCCTGATAGCATCTTCTGTGTCTGGAAACAACTGCTCCCACTTTGTCATATCGTCTGGATCAAGACTGACTGGGTACCCGTCAATCCATGTTGTCCATGAAGGAAAAACCTTTAGGATATCTTCATTTTTATCGTTATTCTCAACAAAATCTAAAAACTCTTTTGCTTTAGGGAATGCATTTTCAATGTATATTACGCCACCAGGCATGTCGTGAATTATAGGAGTAGTCATATGGTAATTATAGCACTTCCTTGCTTATCGTGTCTTTAATAAGTGGGTTTAGCCTATCCCAATGCCCATTACTGCTACCCTGATAAATCTGACCAGTTTCTCTGTCAACAAGAAGCCATTTTTCTGGACATTTAGTTTTAACTTGCAAAGTTACGGATTTTAAAATTGTTTTAAACTTAAATCGGCTTCGCAATGCTTATCCTTTTATTGCCAGCACACTTTTTGTATTTAAAAGTAAGTACTTTTCTCCATCTGTATCTTCAATATCAGTTCCGCTGTTTTGATTATAATAAACAATATCGTCAACATTAAGGCCAGTTATTGGAATAAGCTCACCCTTGTAGTTGTACTCACCATTGCCCATTTGCAGGATCTTGCCAGTTCTAAGGTTAGATTCACTTAATGAAGCCATAAGCACTATGCCAGATGTTGTAGTCCTATCTTCAACTTTATCTTCTTTAATTAACAAAAGGTTACCAAACGGTTTAATCATTTATTTTTACTCCTCAAAAGATTCTTGCGTCTCCCAAAAACTGTCCTTCTTGAACTGCTCTTGTATTCTTTTTGCATCTAAAATTACAGACATTTCTTTATATAAATTATACGCAATGTATCCGCATGTTGTAAAAACAACTGCTCCTAATATAATAAATTTGTTCATAACTATATTATACCTTATCTATGTTAATTGTGTCAATAGTATTTTTATTTGTTCCAGGAAATATATCTACTAATAAATGTACTCTATCAGTATCGCTATCATTTAAAACTGAATGTGGTTTTTGATTATTTATCTCCCAACATTCCCCCTCTTTCATGTTGACAGTTTCCCCATTAACTGTGTAAGATACAAGGTCGTTGGTTATTATTGGTATATGAAACCTTCTAACAGCAGATAGATACTCTCCACGATCTGTATGCTCAGACACGTCTTTATTTGCAAAAAGCTTAAGCAATAAAACTCTGCCAGATATACCTTCGCACATTAACTCTAGATCTTTTACAATATCAGAAACAGAATTTAGCATATCAATATCTTTAATTTCTGAGTTAATTTTGTCTCCAAAATTCCAGTCGAAGCTGTGATACTGTATAACAAATGTATTTGTATAAAGATGAGGATTCCTTCTATCTAAATATTTAACATTTTGCCTAAAGTTATAGGTATCCCACCCATCGACAATGTTTTTTACTTTATTTGAAATGCTGCCTATATTATATTTTTTATAAAATTTAAAATTAAAATCTGCTTCATCTTTTTCTGAAGTTTCTTTATAATAGATCAACTGTTTCATTATCCTTTACATAATTGTATATAAAATAATCAATATCGTTATTTTTTAATATTAAATCTATTTCTGATTGTGATAAAAGAGAGATTAGATGCTTAGTGGTGATTTCTTTTTCATTTCCATAGCTAAAAACACCAGCATTAACAACTTTAGATTTGTCAAACTTTATGTCTATATTATAATTAATGTTAAACCAGTTATTAATATTTTTTTCAAATAGGTCCATCCTATCTAAAGAGTTAACTATTTTAAAGCTCTTTATTGCTTTTAAGGCATTTTCCTTTGATGTGTTTGCATTATCTATGAACCAAGTAAATGCCTCTCCTTTTTTTAAAAAGGGGTTCATTAGCTCTTCATAATGGGTTTTGTAAAAATCTAATGGTCTAAAAGATCTAGAGTCTGCTGAGTTACATATAAACCTAGACTGATAATTATTATGTAGTTCAAAGTTTGGGTCTTCAAACAAATAGTACCTTAGTTTATCTATGGGAGTATCTATATCAGAATACTCTTTTCTGTTAAAAAGAGCACGATTATATATAAAATTAAAATAGCTAACCCTAGCTTCTACAGGGTTTCTTATTATTGTAGCGACATCAATATTAGGTACCATGTCAATAGGGTATGTTCCAGCATGAATAGATGTGTAAACTTTTTTAGTAAAATTATTATTATTTGGATGATGAGTGCTTATATAATAAGATATATCATTAGCATCTAATGATCTTTTTATGTTTTCAGAAACGTATTTACCTGCAGTTTTTGGAATATGTAAAAAATATAACTGCTTTAGTCTTCCTTCTTCATAAGAGACTCGTTCCACTTGTTAAGGCTCCTTCCTTGATTGTAAGAACCTTCCTTATGTCTTTCACGAAGAATTTCTGTCCATTCCTCTTCACTATATTGAGCTTTTTCAGCATGCCATTTTTCAGATCCTGCAAACTCATATCTCCAATACGCCCTAATCAAAGCTTTAGATCCACCCTTTGCAACCATTGGGCTATGATAAAAAGGATGTCCAGAAGGAAAAATAATTAAGTCCCCAGCGCTTGGCTTGTAGTACATGTGATTAATTAAATTTTCTTTGTCATCGCTTATTTCTATTATGTTTACTCCGCCATCTTCATAGTCATCATTTAAATAGAATAAGCATGTTGTCCCAAACTTTAAGCCTGGATCTTCTCTTCTTTCTTCTTGAAAATCAGTATGGTAGTTCATTCCCTGATAATCATTAACGCCCATTCCATCTTTATAGTATGCTACATCAACAGAATCCCAGCACCAATTAGGATAATTAACTTCAACTGAAGCAAAATACTCATCTGAACATTCATGGAATACCTTGAACAAATTTTTGATGTATTGATTACTTGAAACACCATCTTCTTTATCATTAAAATTTTCATCTGAAAATGTTTTCCACTCATCTTTACTAGGGAATGACTCAAAGAACCCACGAGTAGTTGGTATTGCTATATGAAAGCCAAATGTATACCAAGGTGTAGACTGATCCTCATGATTGGTTAGGTAGTACTCCAGCATATCTTTTGAGTTATTTAATGCATTCTTAAAAACCCAAACTTTGTCATGGAGTTTTAATACTTCAACATCATTTCCATCAATTATCAATGTTCAATACCTAACCTTTATACAACGCTAATACTTTATTAAGCGTTAGTCTTCTTAGGGTGCCTTGGAGTATACTCTCCAACAATAGCTTTTATTCTGCCGTCTTTTCTTAATCTAACGATTTTACCATCACGAATAACAGTGTCATTAAAAGGTACTTGCCTGCCAAATTTTTTTGGTGGCATTATACTTTTTTTCTTCCAGTTTTTCTAGGCGCTTGTGGGACAGCTGGAGTTTCTCTTCGAATACCATGTTTATTAACATCGATCTTCATCGGAGGTCTTTTGGGCTGTACACCAGACTTAAATTTGCCCTGAGAAGGATTTTTTTTAGTTGCTTCTCCAGAGCTTACAACGTTTTCTGACACTATGCTCCCTTAATTTGTGAGATAGTTACAACGTTATTACTAGCTGGTGATGGAGCTGATTCATTTTGAATCTGCTCATCTTTTCCGCATCCGCAATCTTTACACATTAGTCTGGATCCTCTATTCCTTCGCCCATTTCATGAAGAGGGCTCTCTTCAATGAAAGATTCTCTTTGAGATGACGTTGATGTCATATCTAGTGTTAAACCAGAAGCCCCCTGGCTTGTCATATCAATTATAGAAACTGGAACAATGCCAGTCTCACTGCCAACACTCTGGCATCCACACTCAACGCACATATTACTTAGGGCCTTGAGCTTGTGCCTGGTTTGACATATCCGTTGATGGGAATGCTGCAGCAGGTGCATCTGACAAGTGCAAGTTTAGGTCGTTTGATCCTGATTGCTCGCCTGTCTCGTTAAATCCTTTTAAATCTTTTCCGTCTGACATGTTGTTACTCCTATAGGTTATTTATTTAAGCGGGACTAGTATTCCGCTTATGAATCTATTATATCATTTAGTTGATTAGGATCAACTTCCACCTCAGTAGGCCTTTCGTTACCAAGACCTACGTGGTCGGCACATCCGCATATCCAACACATCTGTATTAGCCCCAGATGGCCGCTGAGCACTTAGTACACATATTGGAGTATGAATCCTCTATCATGTCCGCTCTATCTTTGCTAAACCATATATCCTTAATTGTAGAATTATTAGAATTTCCGTAGACTGTTTTAAAGTCAAAATCAGCACAACATATAAATAGGTCTCCATTTGGGTTAATATGCACCCACTCATTAGTTCTGCTTCTTACACCTAATCCGCCATTGCATCCAATTACTTTTTTGCCTTCTCCCGCCAAATATTTATTAATGGCTGAAGTCTGATCAATTATTCCTGAGTCTGCAAGATGCCCAGCCCTATCGTATAGATGGTAAGCTGGGAAAACTTGGATTGAAGGGAATATAGACTTTAGCAGATCAACCTCCTGAGCTAAATCTCCACCTTCTACATCTAAGTTTAAATTTGGAGCTCCAGGAAGGATGTCTAACCATCCACCATTTTCAACTAACGAGTTATTGTTTAAGCCATTGACCATCAAATAGAATCTATTGTCTAATACTAATTCTTTTAATTCTTCTGCTGCATACAAAACGTTTTCTACCATTTTGTCAAACATTTTTTCATTTAAATTAACATACTTAGACCATCTGGTTTTATCTCCAGATGGTATATTTAGAAGCATTCCACCAACTACATCAATATTATTTTTAATAATATCAGTTTTTTTCTTTGTTAATGGAGTACCATTGGTAAGTATGTTTATAGTAAAATTATATTTTCTGTACAAATCAAACATTTCTTCAAAGTTTTTATATAATAAAACTTCATTATAATTAGCGGTATATATATTTTTTAGATTGGGATCTACAAAATCTCCTTTGCCATTATGAAGTTGAGAGAGTATATTTTCTAACTCCCCCAACTCCATATCTCTAATAGCAGATTTTGGATTTCCTTCATAAGAAACTGGGCAAAACCAGCAACCAGCATTGCATAGACCATTTACATCTATCTGTACTGCACTGATTTTGTATTGTGACAACTTAGTCTTTTAGTGACTTCCATGGGTTAGGAGGAAGCTTTAAGCTTGACTCCAAGAACCAGTTCCACTCTTGATGAGATGAAAGTCTTTCAGACAAATATGATGATAGACCGTACTCATTATTTTCATTGGCAACAGAGATAAGGTTCTTTATCTCCTCGATCATCTTTTTATTAATTGGAACTAGGTGAATTGCCATTTCAACTCCACAATATGTGTCTGGCTTAACATTGCCTAAAGTTTGGTTTGCTGCATATTCTTCTAGGGTATACGGCGCCTCTCCGCCTAATCGGCGAAGCCATGTTGAGGTATTGTGTACGCCCTCTTCAGAGTCTAGATAGATATCTTCATAAACAATGCGTGATTGACGCATCAAGACAGATTCTGTATTCCAGAAAAAGCCTCTTACTAAATTTGTGTATACCACAGAGTTAGCTTGAAATGTTTTTAATAGATTAATTAAATTTTCCATTTTATTCCTTTGCCCTTTACCTTTTATAAATTTTATTATAACAGGTCTTACATACTTGAATCATTTTGGTTTCTGTAGAAGTTATATATTTTGCTTCTTCAAAACAATCTTTAATTTCACACTTATCTAAATCGGTCATTAATTTAATTACTTACCTTTAATCTTTTCCCAAATTTTTTCATGAAGATAATAGAATGACATTTCTACGAGCAAGTATGATATAGCTCCAATTCCAATATATTCCCATTCAGCTTCTCCTGTAAGAAGTTTAGTTACAATATAAAGTAACCCTCCTACAAAAAATACATGCACAAATGGCCATGTAATTGATTTGTATAGGCTTTTCTTATTAGGATCTATCACTTTATTGACTTGCTCTTAGTAACGCCAGTCTTCTTGGCTGGTGCCTTCTTGGCTGGTGCCTTCTTGGCTGGTGCCTTCTTGGCTGGTGCCTTCTTGGCTGGTGCCTTAATTGATGCTAAAATCGCATCCGTAATAACTTTTTCAAACATAGCTTCTTTTGGTGTTACACGAAGCCAACCCATAATCTTCATTTTTAATTTAATTAACATGATTCCTCTTTTTCTTTTAATTTTCTAAGTACTAAACTTAAAACCTCTCTTGGTCTCCAGTCTGGTGGTATCTCTAAACTTTCTAATTCTTTAATTAGATCTTCTAGAACTTTTTTTTGAATCACATGAAAGTGATCCCATTCATTATCTAATTGTACCATTATTAAAGATCATCCGCAATAGGATTATTCTTATTAGCATTTACAAGGAATCCAGCTCTTGGACCAGTTGCCCAAACACGATGTGTTGTTTTTTTAGGGAAAAACAATAAGTCTCCTTTTTTTAATTCATAAATTTTTGTAGAATTCTCTCCTTTTATTTCCCAAAAGGAAGTTCCTATTGATTGTAAATAGCAGGCTGGCCAGGGATCACTATGCTCGTTTACAGTTTTTTCTCCTAATGAAACCTTTATTCCTTCTGTATGCCACAAAGCTTTACAGTTACAGACTCTATCATCCCATTCTCTGTAATATTTACAGTTTGAAAATTCATCATTAAAACCTGATTCGTTGTTTATCTTAACTAAAAAATCTTTTATTTCTACAAAGTGTTCCCAGACTAATCCAGTTTGAGGAGCAAGCCACAGCGGCCTCTGAGCTAACACGTTACCCAATGTATCTACACCAGCATCTGGGTCCCTACTTTTTGCTTGAAGGTCAGCATTGTTTATCTTTGTTTGATTATAAATAAAATCTAAAACATTTTGCCAAGTAAATGTTGTTTTAAAATAATCTTTAACTAAAACAGCTTCGTCTTTTTTGGCTGCTTCTTTAAATTCTGAAAGTAGATTCATAGCGTTTACCCTATTTAAGGGCAGTGGTTTCCCACTGCCCTTAAAAGATTACTTAATTAGGGTTACCTTAGCTTTTGGGTTTTTTGCATTCCACTTTTTAGCGAGTGCATTGAAAGAGGCTTTGATTGCCTTAAGTGCTGCTGCATTATCTGCTGTTAGCTTAGCAATGGCTGCATCCTTAGCAAGGATAGAGGCATCTGAAGCAGTCTTAGCATCGGCAAGAGCCTTAGCTGAAGCAGCCTTCTCCGCTGTAATAGCAGCATCTGAAGCAGTTTTAGCATCGGCAAGAGCCTTAGCTGAAGCAGCCTTCTCCGCTGCAATAGCAGCATCTGAAGCAGTCTTAGCAGCAACAGCATCTGAAGCAGCCTTTACGACTGCAGCATCTGAAACTGCTTTAGCAGCAAGCGCTGCATCTGTTGCTGACTTAGCAGCAGCAAGTTCTGACACTAGATCACGAACTGCAATTTCTGCAAATGGCGCAAGCGCACGAGCAGGAAGACCGACTACGTCTACTGATGTTGCATCAGATGATGTAGTAGGTGAGAATGTAATTAGTGATCGTGTTCCAGTTGCTGGAAGTGTTGCAGTAAACTTTGCAACTCCAAAGTCTGAAAGTGTCGCTCCAGTTGTAACTGTTGAGGTATCAACTGTTGCTGTTGAAGCAAAGATTGTTGCAGTAATTGACTTACCAGATACTTTGTTTCCGAATGTATCTGTTGCGGTTACTGAGATATCTTGCTTTGTACCAGCAGCGCCTGTAGCAGGAGCAGATACTGTAAGAGTATTAATCTTGCCAGCAGTTCCTTGTACATAATATGTAAGCTGTGTTCCACCATTAGTGATTACAACTGTACCAATTGCTGTTGTCTTTGTATAGACATAAAATGTTGCTGTTGTTCCTGTACCAGTTGCAACTGTCAAAGATGATGATCCTGACGCTGCGCCTACTGGAGCAGCTGTTGTATGTAGTGCTGAAAGAATTGTTGCATTTGTTGCTGATACTGAAACGCTTGTTCCAACATCAACTGTTGCAATAAACTTTAGTGCATCTGCAGCATCAACTGTGTTGTCTGCAGGTACTGGCAATGAAGCTGGTGTAGCAATTGCAGATGCTGTAGTATTTGCTACAGTATCTAGTGATACAGCGACTGTCATTACAGCAGCACTTGCAGGTGTTGCTACCATTGTGCCCAAAGTCATGGCTGCAACCATGGCTAGTGCGATTTTCTTAAATGAGTTCATTTAATTTATTC